CACATCCCGCAATATTGGTTGGAATGGGCGGACTCGAACCGCCGACCACATGCGTATCAGGCAAGTGCTCTAACCAACTGAGCTACATTCCAATTTAGTCGGGATAACAGGGCTCGAACCTGTGACCTCCACGTCCCAAACGTGGCGCGCTACCAACTGTGCTACATCCCGAAAATGTGGTTTCTGCTGGGTTCGAACCAGCGACGCTCGGCTCTTCAGGCCGACGCTCTACCAACTGAGCTAAGAAACCAAATTGTACACCAGAAAGGATTCGAACCCTTAACCTCTTGATCCGTAGTCAAGTGCTCTATCCAGTTGAGCTACTAGTGTAATTGTTGGCAGGGAGGGATTCGAACCCCCGTACTCCGAAGAGAGCAGATTTACAGTCTGCCGCCTTTAACCACTCGGCCACCTACCAATATTGTACCAGGGCAGGAGTCGAACCTGCAGCGTTCCAGCCTTAGTAATCCATGATGGTCATGACTCCATCTTTCATACTAAATAGCCTTCTGTGTTTGCCGTTTCACCACCTGGCCAGTCAGTTCTAGAATTGACTGTTTGTGCACCTTGATGGATTCGAACCACCGACATCTTGCTTGTAAGGCAAGCGCTCTGAACCAACTGAGCTAAAGGTGCATTGTAGTCAGGACAGGACTCGAACCTGTCATCCGTTCTATCACCATTTCTAGTGGGACTCGAACCCCGATAGATAAGACTGTCCAGCACCTGACTATAATTCTAAATGTTCGGCACATCCAGCAGTTTTCTTTTCCATAAGTACCGCTTATAGTAAAGTTATCACGTGTTCTCTACTATAACTGCTTTAACACTTGTACCCCCTCAGGGACTCGAACCCTGGACTCCCACATTAAAAGTGTGGTACTCTAGCCAACTGAGTTAAGAGGGCAAATTTGATTGTTCTGATTAGGTGAGGAATCGAACCTCACATCTTTGGCTCGCCCGTGTTATCCATTACACCACTAACCAAGGTAATCAACCTAGTCTTGCAAGATTTGTTGCGATTGAGGAATCGAACCTCGGAGGGGAGCTACCCAATACGTCTCATGAAAACGTCTCTGTACCACCATCGCAATATATTTTACTTCTAAAACTACCCATAGGTGCGGCAGCATCCGAGGGTATCATTCTAAACCTTTACTGCAGTTAATCAGTCTAGCCTGGCTGTGAATGCGACCAACTATTAACGAACTTTCTCCATCACCCCCGATGGTCAGTCGGGGTCTATCCTTTTCAGGAAGATACTTATTCTCACCACTTTTAGAAGTCTTAAACCAAATTTGAGTTGCAAACCTTGTGAGCCTCTTTGCATCTTTATCTCACCGCTTCTAGGTCCTCTTTCGAGCTCCATTAGTTTAAGAATTGGTTGTCCCGCAAGGATTCGAACCTCGATTCTCTGGACCAAAACCAGATGTGCTGCCTTTACACCACAGGACAATATTGTGATTCCGGTTGGATTCGAACCAACATGATGCTTTAGGAGATTTAACCGCTGAGGGTTCGTCAACCTTCTAGTTAACTCTCCAACTAACACCCACCGTTAGGTAGTGACCTTTCACGTTCAAAGGTATATCCGTTCGGAACCAGATTTGAGTTTTTAATTGATCGAAAGAACTCTAACTTCGTGGCAGTCCTGACGGGAGTCGAACCCGCTCCACCGACCGTGACAGGGTGGTATCTTAACCGTTTGACCTCAGGACTATTTTGTAGGCCTTGCACCTACTCGGGAGCATCTATAACCCTCCAAATATTAAAAGAGCCGGTCTCTTTAAGACTTACTTAAGCATATCGGCTGGGCCGTTAGACCAGCTTTCAAATCAGAAGTAATATCTGCATTTTCTTAATTTTACCAATATGTCAAAGAACCATTTTGTTTATTGCAGTGCAAATATAATAAGAATATTTGACACTGAAAAACTTTCTTGCAACTTTTTTCAAAGTTTTTTTGCACGCCTGTAAGGAATCGAACCCTACCCACGAGGTTTTGGAGACCTGTGCGGCACCTTGCCTGTCAGACGTATGTTAAAGAACTCTGCGGAGAGACTGGGAATCGAACCCAGGCAACCTTTCGGTTGTACACCTTAGCAGGGTGCTGCATTACCGCTCTGCCACCTCTCCAAAATAAAAAAGGGCCTCAATCTTGCGATGAGGCCCTTATTTCTAAGTTATATTATATGTTCTATCTACCTAAGTTCATACAATATTCGGGCCTCTGAGCTCACATGGCTTAATCGCCTGTGACCATCCAAAATCGACCATATATGTATGACTGCGTTTCATTGAACTTAGTTTTTCTTGTTATTTGTTAGGTATATATCAGCTCACTTGCTAAAAGTTTCAACCTTTTTGAAAATTAGTATGTACTATAATAGGAAATACCGCATAGCTTTCTGGGATGATATAATTTAAACTTAACTCTTTAGCTTTTTTAATTTCTAATTTGTACAATATTTCACCATCCAAAATCGTTCCGCAATACAATAATTCACCATTTTCATTTTCTCTAAAATAAAAACCACCATTTTGTTTATCTCTATATTTAATATTGGATTCGGCTTTTTCAGGATTATTCTCAAAATATATCCTTGTAATTTTTAAATTAGGAAATTGAGATTTTAAATAATACTCCGCTTTATGTAAAAATTCATTATCACAAAATTCGATACATGAAATTATTATGTTAGTGTTATTTTTTAAATCTTGAAGGAGATCAGGATAATTCATATCAGCCGCAAAATCTTTATCTAAATGATTCAAAGTCCAAGTCATCCAATCATCATAAATTTTATAATCTATAAATGGATGTGCTTTATAGTGCTCAATTAGAGTACTTTTTCCAGAACCGGGAAGACCAATTATAAACGTAACTTCTTGCATTTAGTGTAAATGTATTTTTAACACTAATTTAGCTTCGCCTTTCCAAAATCAGTGCCAATAGTGTCTTGGAATAATTTATATCACTTACCTTTCAAAAAGTTTCAACATTTTTGAAAATTAGTACTCAAGGAGGGACTCGAACCCTCAAGCCTTGCGGCACTGGTTCCTAAGACCAGCGTGTCTACCAATTCCACCACTTGAGCATATAATCTATATATCGTGGGCCCTGCAGGGCTCGAACCTGCGACCTACTGATTATGAGTCAGTTGCTCTAACCAACTGAGCTAAGAGCCCTCAATTCTAGTTAATCGCCAATGCAGTTATCACTATTCCTATTAAGAGTAGTATAACCGACAAAATTGCTAGATTCTCAGAGTCTTTAATTTGACTCAATCTCTTACCTTGGTTTTCGTTTAACATTTTCATAATCATTTGTGAACCAGACAGGATTCGAACCTGTGACCGTCTGCTTAGAAGGCAGATGCTCTATCCAGCTGAGCTACTGGTCCATTCGTTTTACATTCTTTATATGACTAAAAGGAATGTTTGTTTCTTTGTAGTCGAGGCGGGAATCGAACCCGCACGGACATTACTGTCCATTGGATTTTAAGTCCAACGCGTATACCAGTTTCGCCACTCGACCAGGTGCCCAGATTTCGTTCTGAGCTGACGTGATCTATCAAGTCCTTGACTTTAATAGATCAGCGGCTATTACGCCGCTAATGCAAAGTTGTCGTTTGCGTACGCCAATCGTCTCTTCCTATCGCTATCAACCATTGTCAAAAGCCGGTCACCCCCATATTTTGGTAATATGTAAAAGAACTTGTGGAGGTGGCGGGATTCGAACCCGCGTCCAATAGTCTGCCAATAAGTGTCATTGACAATCAACTTGCTCCCCCACCTGGACTCGAACCAGGGACCTACTGATTAACAGTCAGCCGCTCTAACCAACTGAGCTATGGAGGAATGTTGTAGTCCGTACGGGAATCGAACCCGTGTCTTCACCGTGAAAGGGTGATGTCCTGACCCCTAGACGAACGGACCATTATGTAAAAGAACGTTTTTGTTACAGTGCAAATATAACAAATAAGTTTGACACTAAAAAACTTTTTTTGACTTTTTTGCAAAAAAAAAGGGCCTCAATTTCTTGAAGCCCTCTGGTTAGTTGGTGTCTTATCTGAGTTTATCGAATAAGAGGGCTTCCAAGACTAGGTTCTAGTCTTCTTAAATTCAGCTCTATGTTATTCAATAATTTCATTTGTGATAGTATATATCGTTAACTTTTTAAAAGTTTCAACTTTATTCGCCCATCGCTCTTTGGATTAGAACTTTTCCGCGACGCACTCTGTTCTTTACAGTCTGTAGAGATACATTGTATTTCTCTGCAATGTCTTCATACTTCATATTGTGGAATAGACGATCTTGCATAATCTCACGGTACATTGGCTTAAGACTGTTAATACACTCAATTGCACTTTCGTAACGATTTTGTAAATACTCATCTTCTTCGTAGAAGTCTGCTTCAGTCATGCGCTCTTCTGAGTCTAAGAGTAAATTGTCAGCCATGTTTGTTGTATGGTTGCCTTCAGTTACTTCGATCCCATAATCTCGCATTGCATCTAGACTGTACTTACGATTACGCTTACGAATATGACTTAGACATTCGTTGAATGCTATCTTGTAAAGCCATGTAGTTACTTGATACTCTGGTTTGTACTGATCTATCTTAGTCCAAAGCTTAGTCAGAGTGTTAGCTAAGACATCGTCAGTTGCTTCTGAGTCTTTAATGATGTTAAAGATATAAGACTTAAGTCCTGGCTTTACTTTCTTGTAAAGTACATTGTAGTCTTTTTCACTGCGTGAAGCATAAAAGTTCTCTGCTAATTCTCTGTAGCTTAAATCGGATGTTTTTGACATATATGTTTTTTGTTTGTGAATAATTACAGTACAAATATAATAAAAAAGATTGACACTAAAAAACTTTTTGGCAATTATTTTGCAAAAAAGTTTAGATGTCTTGAAAGATCTGTAGAGTCTTCTCTAGATCCTGAGGCTTGAAACCCCATAAGTCTGTAGAAACGTTGATGCGCTTCTTCTTTGGGTCACTTTTGAACTGCTTCTGCGGGTGACCAATGATTGAGTAGTAACCTTTCTGTTTACCAGGCCAGGCTTCCATTGGCCAGTAGCTTAGATTAGCCTTCATCATTTCAAGCGGCATAATTCGGTTAATCACCTTAACACCATCTCTTAGTAGACCTTTTCTAGCCAAGATCATTACAGCATCATCGTATTCTGCTGGCAGTAACCAAATGTTACCGTTAAGTCGATCTAAGGCCTCTTGTGCTGTCTTTGGATCCCAGGCAAAGTTACCTAGATGATAGACAAGGTCACCTGGAGAGACGACATTATTCCACTCTCTGATTAGAGCGTCTGTCATCTCATCCACGTTCTCAAAAGGTCTCTTGTAAGTTTTAATCGCTGCTGGGCGACCTAGTTGCATATTCGAAGTTACGAATCTCTTCATTAAGCTACAATAAATTTAATGTTGTATCTGTTCCAAAGCTCTTCGATAAACTCACTCTCGTTGACGCTATCAACCGAGTTTTGGATTCTCTTGTCTTCTGTTGTATCGATAAAAAGGTAGATTACAAAGTCATAGTGTGTTGCGTAGATCATTGACTGACCAATACCGCTACGCAGTTCTGAACCTTTACCACCACGCTTAAACTCGATCGCAATACGCAGGCCGTTCATCTCGAGCACCATGTCGGGTCTGTTTTGAGTACCCATGAAAAGAATGTTGTTGACTGTAGTCTTAACATTACCTTCCCATTTCAAGGCCTCTTTTACGCGCTCTTTTGCAGTGGTTTTATCTAACTCTTTTGTCTCAACAAGATGTGTTGTCAAGTTCTCTATCAAATGTGGATAGATGAACTGCTTGATCTTGTCCTCACTCTGTCTGCGATAATCGATTGTTTCGTAGATGTCATCGTGAGTAAGAACTCCCTGGATTAAATCCAGGAAGTCCAATCTTTTTCTGCTCTTACTCGCTGTCTTCATTACACTCTATTTTCTAGAGTCGTCTTTTCTAACTCTGGTTCTACTTCTTCAACGTTTTCAAGCTCAGCGATCTCTCTTTCGGTTGCATCTAGTTCTGCGTGCATCTCTGAGATCTCCTTGTTCATATCACCAAGTACTGACATTGCATTGGTTACTGTTTCACCAACGTTGGTTAACATTGTGATAAAACGACGTGCTGATTCAACACCAGTGCCTTCTACGTTAAGAAGAGCTTGGTAAAGTCCGTTAAGCTCATGAGCTTTTAGTTTAATTACTGTAGCCTCTTCTTCAGAGCTGGTTAACTCTTTGTTCTGCTTCTTTAACTGATCGTAAAGAGCTACAACAACCGCAGCGTTTTGAGTCTTCCAGGTGAAGCCTTTGTTTAAGTGCTCCATGATTGTTTTAATCTGCTTACGATCGTCTAGTTCTATTTCAAACAGCTTTTCAGCAGATTCGGTTTGTAATTCGTCTAATTTTTCAATTAGCTCTGTTCTTTTTGTCTTGAGTGTTTCTAATGACATGTTTATTAAAATTTAAGATTCTTGATTTTATATATTCTTAAAAATCTGGGTTAGTAATGCGGATTTCAAAGTCGTCGAAGCCTTTAAACTGTTCGTCGTCTGCTAGTAAACGTCGTGCAACCGAATCGTTTGGATCTTCTCTCATGTTAAGTCTTTCAACTCTAGTCTTACGGTCAATCTCTAGATAGATGACTACACATTGTTTACGATATTCTTGTGGTAAAATGTCTAGGCCATCTTTACTCATAATCATAACTTCTGCTTGAGCAAAGTCTTCTTTAGTCTGACCATAGTACCAGCCGTTAAAGTGCATGTATTCTACAAACTGATCTTCTTCGATCATCTGTTTAAAGGTGGCTTCGTCTGTAAAGTGATAATCAACACCATCTGTTTCAGATGGTCGAGGTGGCCTTGTAGTATGACTAACACCGATCTTAAAACCCTTCTTCTTTAATCGAGTCTTAAGATAGTCTTTACCAGATGCTGCTTTGCCTACGAGTACTAATTTCATATTTGTATTATACGTTTAAGTTTAAAATTGTTTACGTTCTTTCATAAGCTTTTGGGTTCGGTAGGCCAGAATAATGGTCCCATTCTGAATCTAGATCTAACTTATCCCAATGTGGGTCGTACCAAAAACGACGCCCAGTAGAGTCTATACGTTGACTCATCTCTTTGTTTCCATAACAGAGCATAAATTTACCAACTTGGCTCTCTTTGCCGAATGGATTATCCCAGTCTTTGATTGCGCCACCGCCTCTTTGGTAGGCCAACATTGGAATATCTCGACACAGTTCTAAGATCTTCGGGTATCTTGCCAGCTGGTCTCGAGCTGGCAGGAAAGGATTAACTTCAGCACGGTAGATGATCTCGGCTCTCAGATAGTTGCCAATGCCATTAAAGTACTTTTGGTCCATTAAGACTTCAAAGAGTGGCTTAGCAAATTTAGCCTTAGTCAGATTAGTCAACACGTTCAAGAAGAACTCTTTGTAGTCAGTCGTTGGATCCGGGCCACGTTTATCTGACCAGCTCTCACCTGCCTTCCAGTTACCGAAACGACGCACGTCCACAAAGGACAATACAGAGCCATCTGTGGCAAGGAAGCGTAGATGTGCATGTTTATCTACATCTTGTGTTTGAGTTAGCCTGAAGTGGCCTGACATACCCATACCCATTCGTATCGGATAGACTCTATCTGAATTAAGGTCTTTAAGCTCTAGCAAGAGCTCTTTACCGCGGCTCTGTGCCTGAATTTCAAACTGATCGAAAGGCGCAGAGACTTCTGCACCTTTATGGATCGGATTCTTTTCTATCCCGCCAAAGACTCTGCCTTGTGTTGACTGATTGACGTAGTCTGCTGTCAGTTTAAGTTCTGCTAGTTCAGGCATAGGTTCTTATTTACCATGTTCTCAATTAGGTCTTCAAAGTCACCAGAGTAAACTTTAGCACCAACGTGCCAGTGGTCATACTCGGTTAAAGTGTGGTCTTGGTTGTAGGTCTTCCAGTCGTAGATGGTATAGATGTTACCGTTCCACTTAAGGACCCATTCGTATTGAACCTTACCGTCGCCAGAATCTTCTGGTTTAAAGGTTGGTTCTCCTAAGACTTTGTAAAGGTCAGTAAATTTAATACCTCTCTTTAGATAGCCTTTAAGTGAAGTCCCGGTAGCTTCGTACCGGGCTTCATCTGCTGTTAATTTGATTAGTGCTTCCATTATGCGTACATGTTTACTAGGTCAACTGGAAGTTTGTATGTCTTACCGTCAGAGCATTTAGCCAAGATTGGGTACTTTTTGCTACGTGGTTTAAGACCCACGATAGTAAATGTTTTACCGCTGCGTTGGAACTCTTGTCCAAGGTCCATGTTAATCCCAAGGATTGTCTTGTAGCGATTAAAATCAGTAGCCTCTTTTGACATTGTGATGCCACCTTCAGCAACTGTAGCTACTTGAACTTTAGTGCTAAAATTATCGCCAGTAAAGCGAGTATTACCAAGTTTAACTTCTAGTCCGTATTTTTCAGCCACTTGCTTAAGAGCTGCTTCAAGTTCAGAGTTGATTTGACGGATGTTTTGACGGTTGAATGATGTTACTTTTTTCATTTTTGTTTTTGTTTATGTTTAACTTTCAATTACAGTATAAATATAAACAAAAAGATTGACATAAAAAAATCCTGTGGCAACTTTTTTGCACAAAGTTATTAACAATTACTGTTTTGTAACTGTCATGTGTCTAAAGAAGTACCACCAGCCATAGCCAAACATCTTACCCTTGATAGTATCAAGTACTTTCTGGTGATCTGCATTGAAATGGTTGCTAGCATCTTCCATATTGTCAAATTCACCTTCAGCATGGTTGTATATTGTAACTCGATCAAATGTGCTCAGGTTTGCCAAAAGTCGTTCTCTGCTACTTTCTGCTAACTCTTTCCAGGGCACAATTATATTTGGACAGCTATAATCATTGAAGAGAATAGTCTTGTCGTGGTAAATTGTCTTAATCAGCACTTGGTCTGCATCAGATACGTCTGCAATAAGGCTTACTCGATCCACAGAGTCTAAAAACTTACAAGCTGAAATGGCTGAAGTGTAGTTGTACAAGTGGTCATAAACTGGAATATGTCCAGTTGGTTCCATGTTAGTATACTTGTCAATATAGTAACTTGCGTTTGTGTTAAAATCAGCATATTCTTCAGCTGACATCCGGCCTGAATCTGAACCATCTCTGCGTACATAAGTATACATCCTTCTTGGTATATGTAGATGCTTACCTCGAGTTAGACTGTAAAAAGTAACCAGAGTATCTGTTGATGTTCTAGTATTCTTGGTCATACGCATGCCGCTTTCCGTAGGTCTACGCATACATCTAGCATGACCAAACATATTATATGATGATCTGTTTTTCCAGTGTTGGTTGACATTAGTCGTGGAACGATAGTTAAACTCGGCGACATAGTCTTCAGGTGGCTTAACGAAGAAGTACTGTTCTAAATTGCCATCCACGTCAGTTCGAATAAAGTCGCTGAAGATACTCATGGCTTCCGGGTACATTTCGAAGTGATTATGGTAAGTCTGTAGAATATTTGGGTCAATCAGGTCATCTGAGTCTAGATCAAAATAGTAATCATAGTCTAGGTGTTGAAAGAAGTTCTGATAGAGATAGAGTTCTCGCTTCTCCTTCACATCATAGTACATAATTCTCGGGTCATTGGCCTTTAAGATCTCATTCTTAAGCCAGGTTCTGTATTCTGGATCTGCACTAAAGTCATCGCCAATGATTAAAACCCAGTTCTGATATGTTTGACTAAGCACGTTCTTAAACGTAAGTTCAAGGTGTTCTTGTGGGTTATTGTAGAACGATGTTACTAGTAGAAACTTTTTATCTTGCATTGCTCTGGTCTAACATTTTTTGTATGCGTTCAAGTTTAGTATGTGTATTTCCACCTGCATGGTATACATAATCGATCTTTCCATCCTCCCAGATTCGGTGATATGCGTAAGGAAGTACTTTAATCTTATCTAGTATAATTGGATTTTCCAAGTCTTCTTTCTCTTTATTAAGAACATTGGAGCCACCTGCTAATTCAAAAAAAGGCACAAGTATCTCATCTAATCTTGTTTGTTCGTGGAAATAGGCAGTCTTCCACGGTCCTGGTTCCTGATGCATATGCTGAAGCATAGAAGAACTCCATACGCTATTACGCCAAACCATGAAACCTGTAGTAGTGTGAGTCCATACTTTATTGCTATTCCTATCATCTTCCATTTTAGGAATTACTAAATCAACTTCACCCTCTACTAAATCCTCAATTTTAATATCTTGATTGTAAAAAATAGCGTCCGCGTCGATCCATACTATGTAATCAAAATCTTCTAAGTATTTTCTTAGTATACTAATTTTAATCCATGTTGGATGCCAACCATCTTCTTCAGATGTAACTATTTCTTTAATGTAGGTATATCCATGTTTGTTTGCATATGCAATATGGTTTATAGATGCTAGATCTCCATAATCACATTTACCATAGTTATCCCATTTAATCTTATCTGTGTAAGCAGTAATGATAGCTATTCTCTTCATATTAATCCAAATGTGCGTAAATTAAATTTTGAACAGTCTTTATTCTAAAACCAGCTGAATTTAGCCTGTTATAAACTACTGTATTGATTTCAGGACTATGTGTTTCACACACGATCTTTTTAATTTGTCCTAACCTATCGTCAATTGCATTAAATATTTCTAATTCTGAACCTTCACAATCAATCTTTAATAGATCAATGTGCCCTACGGCGTCTAATACCTGGTTAATACTTAAAGCATCCACCTGAACTGTATCACCACCTTCGTTAAATATATCCGCGTGCTTAACCACATGGTTTACAGCAGATGTAGTATCTGATATATTCATCGTTAAAACTCCAGGCTCATCACTAACCGCTGAATTAAATGGCTTAATTTCAGTATATGTGGTTGCAAGACCTTTTAGATGTTCGTATGCTTTAGGAGAGGGTTCATATGCCCAAACCTTTTTTGCGCCTTTATTAATAGCATCAAGCGTAAAGAATCCATAGTTAGCTCCAATGTCTACGACAACATCACCACTTTCTACCATACAATTAGGTTGATTATACTCTCCATGGATAAAGATCTCCCAGAAAGTAGAATAATTGTTATCATCCAACTGGTCATTATACAATACAGTGTCTTTAATATTTAATTCGGTACCTCCATCAAAATGTACATTTTCAACTTTCACCAAGTTGTGGTTTTTATCATACACTTCTATTGCAATAGGACCCAATCCTAAAGTTCTGCTCGGAGCTGGAACCCACCAATAATTACCATCAATTTTAACCGCGCTATACGACTGTGCGTCTCTACGTAAACCTGTAGTAATGTCTCTTATTACAAGCCAGTATTTTTCATTGGTGGTTCTGGTAAAATTAAATAGAAGTTTATCACCATCTGTACCATTAAAGACAAATGGACATTTAGATTCTATTGTGTGATCTCTCTTTGGAATATTGTCTATATTTGTAATGATTGACATTAAAACTTGATCTGGACTAGGCTGACACTTAAACTCAGGGTAACCTTCGGCACATTCTGGTGCATAGTGCATTGCATTGATAGTATTCCATTCTTTAACTGAATACTTTGGATTAGAAGCACAGAAGAGCTTACATTCACCACCAATAAAATGGAACTTGTAATCTTGGCTACTATGGCGCCATGGTGCGATCTTCTCCTTTCTGATTGAAGAACCGATCGTAAAGATCTCTGTATCTGTAGTTCCAGCCAGGTGCATTGGTCCAGAATCAAATGTAACAAGACCGGACGCATTATTTATTATGTGCCAGAGTTCACTGATTGGACTATCCTTCAGATCACAGTAGTCTAGATCCACATTCTCAAGTTTAATAACACCCTTATCTAGATGCATACCGTTATATGTGGGCTCTTTATGACTCATGCCTACCGTGACTATTTTAAAGCCGGTGTGGCTTTTAACTAGATCGACCATTCTTTGCCATTTCTGCACACTCCAAGTTCTAGAAGGCCAGTTCTCAGTTACGTGGAAAACTAGATAATTTTTATCTACTTTGGCCGCACGCTCGCTCATTGCGTCTGGAATAAAGTCGTAGTGTGATTCTTCTGGGTAGAGGTGCATACCAACGCCAAGTGCGTGTAGTTGGCGCGCTTCCATGTTGTGCAACTTAATCTCCATAGGCTTATCATGGAAGATGTCGCTGCGCATGCCTACGTTCAATTTGATCCACTGATTATATGTGTCAAAGACCTCGTTGTAGCCCTCTTCAGAATCTGCATTAATATTGAGTACATTATCAACATAAGGGCTATTCTTAAAGATCTCGCTACGGTGTGTCATCACATCGATTTTATGACCATAAGAAAGTGCAACCTTTCTGATCGCTGGTGTTGAACATAATGTATCGCCAAGTGCTGGACAAGAAACCTTGACCAGCACATTCTTATTGTTAGGTCCTAGTTCCATTATACAGTCTCGTGTATTTTCTCAAATTCATAATTAGGTTTGATGAACTCATTCAAGGCTCTGCCCTGTGAGTCTGCCATGTTGAAAAGATTCCAATCTGCTAGTTCAACATCTTTGTAAATATAGGATGCGTGATTAAAATGTACAGTTAGAGTCTTATGCTCAACATTGTAAGCGGCTGACTTGACCGTAGATGAATCGTAATGTGAATGAGTTGTAGTTATCATATAAATGTTTAGATTTTATATGACACTGCTTAAGAATGTTTACGTTTATTGGTTATGTAGATGTAACTCTAATACCTCTTGCGGTAAGTGTACTCTCCAGGTCTTCGATTGCAGCAACGATAGAGCTCACGTCTACTTCTGGTGGAGCCTGTTGTTGTGTTGCTGGCTTAGCTGCTGCTGTGTTATCAGGCTTCTTAAATATATCTTTCATTGTAGATCCAAGCTCATTAGTACTTGCTGCACCTTGCTCTACGCTACCTTTAAATTCAGTTAACATGTCTGCTAGGTTTTGTAATGCATCTTCTAGAGAAGCTCCCATCTGTGCAAGAATGTCTGCTGGTTCACCACCGTGTGTTAATGCCGCAAGTGCCTCGAACATAGTCCTTGCTTCAACGATCTTTTCAAGATCCATATTGTTAATAGCCTCAGCAGTAACTTGCATACCATCTCCAACTTTTGGCATTGCATCACCAAGTCTAGTCCATGCATAACCCTGAGCTGCATAACCTGCTGCTGGATCTTTTGCATCAACTGCTCCCCAGAATGCATTTCTAAATGCCGTTGCGCCTTCCGGGTTAACTGTATTTAATGCGTTAATAATTGATGGAATACTCTGACCCATCTTCTCGTAAGCTTCACCAGCTCTAACCCAAAGCCACTTTTTAGTGTTTAATAGTTTAGGATCTGCATCGTTACCTGATGTTAATGCACCGATCAATATTTTTATCTTGTTAGCTGCATCTGTTGCATCCCAGTTACCTTCCATCAATTTACTTGCTGCATCAGCAATATTCTTGATTGGTTCTGAGATCATTTTAGCGATTTCTGCACCCTTTTCAATTGTTGAAGATGAGAACCAACCGCTATCATCTTCAGCACCCAACTTCTTAAAGATACCTACCAGACCGCTATTACCGTCAGCACCTAATAGAATAAGTTTAACATTCTTCTCAACTTGCTTAAGCTTAGAAGGAATATCGCTAGCATCTGCAAAAGCAATCGCTTTACCATCTTTGTCGTATTTAGTCGGAAACTTAAGATTAGCCATCATCTGTACACCTTCCGCTAAGTTTAGCAGAGGAGTACCAACGTTCTGAATCATCTCTACACCCTTTTCGTAATCAGTGCTTGTGAACCAGCCTTTATCCGGACCGTTTGCCTGACCAACTTGTGTAAACACAGAGACTAGACCCTGTGTAGTACCATCGCCAAGTAGAATAAGTTTAACGTTTTCATTTACCTTTCTAATTGCACTAGGTATATCGACGGTCTCAAATGCGATTGGTTTACCTTCTTTATCCCATTTAGTCGGGAACTTAAGATCTGCCATCGCTTGAACACCAAGAGCAATACCTGTTAAGGCATCACCCATACCCATTACAGATGATATACCGTCTGCAACTGGAGATTGTGTACCACCGCCGAATATGCTTGCAAATAGTCCCCTTTTACCACCTGGGTATTTAGTACCAATCTCACCGAATACAGTTGCCAACACAGATGTAATCATTGCAGCGTTAGTTGCAACTTTCATTGGTGCATCCGAGTTCATACTCTCGAACTTGATCGGATTGCCCTCTTTATCAAATTCAACTGGGAACTGTAAGTTAGCCATTGCCTGCATACCACGAGCGATACCGGTCAAGGCTCTACCCATGCCCAATGTTGCTGAGACACCTTGTGCCACTACCGAACCACCACTAAAGATACTTCCACCGCCACCTGGGTAGAGTGTACCAATTCTTGCAAATGAATCTGAAAGTGACGTAACTATCATGTTTACGTTATTGTTGAGTGACTTAAGATCTGTCTTCTCAGCAATCTTCTGGAATTCAGAAATGCCTTTACCGATTAGAATCAGAGCAGCTCCTGCCATAATAAATGCTGGCGCACCTGCGTAAAGTCCAATAAGTGAAAGTGGACCTAGACTCATTGAGTCTGCAATTGCCTCAAACATCACTTCCATGTTGCTCTTAGGTCGACCACCACCGATACCTAAGAAGCCTTTAGTTTTCTGACCAGAGTCAGCAAAAAGACCACCGCTTTTAAACATAGTACCAATGTCTAGTTTAGTGAAATAACCTAGGCCAATACCAATTGGTATCAGTGCTAGACCTGCTACCATCATCGCAGCGGAACCAAGCATAATAAATGGTGCAAGAAGGCCAAAGGCTGCCATCTCAACACCTAACAGTGCAATCAGTGCACCATATTGTCCAATACGTTCAAAACCATTATCTCCTAAAGCTGCATCTAGTCCTTTTACACCAATACCAATTACTAGCAGTGATATACCTGCTACCATCATCGCAGCGGAACCAGCTATAATATAAGGCGCAGCTAAACCTGCAAGTCCCATTGCAATTCCTAGACCTCCAATCAAAGCTCCCATCATACCAATGCGCTCCCAGCCATTTTCTTCAGGGATCGCTGCGTTTAGTATAGAGACTCCAAATCCTATTACTATCAATGCCACACCTGCAACTAACATTGAAAGAGCACCTTTAATAATTTGAGCAGCACCTTTACCTGCTAGATAAAAACCTGCACCGATAGCACCGATTACAATGAATGCCTTTAAGGTTTCCATCGAAAGGATGTCACCGGGTACAAGCATGTCAAAGAAGTAGAGTGATAGTCCTAGAGCTAGAATAGAAAGTGCAGCAAAGCCCATAGCTCGAGCACCTTTAAGAATTGTTTTTCCTTTTATTCCAATTAGACCAAACGCTAGTGCAACTGCACCAATGATAATGCCTATTTTTAGTATGTCTTCAGGTGGCGGTGCTATAATATTAAATAGAGCTAGAGCAACACCAATTGCTAGAATAGATATGGCTGTTTTAAGCATTGCTTTCGCACCCATTTCAATCTTGTCTAAGATCTTCATCTGATCTAGAAGCCAGAATGTACCACCGATAATCAAGAGTGCACCTGCTGTATAGAATGCTCCTTTGAGCATATAAGGTCCGATAAAGCTAATCAGAGCTAGAGAAGCTCCGATTGCTAAAATACCTAAACCTAAATTCAACATATTCTTGCCAAAGTCATCGCCTGTATCAAGACCTCCTTCTATTAGACTTATGCCAATAGTTAAGATCATCATTGTACCAACAAAAATAAGAGCTCCTTTCATAAGCTGAGCTCCCAAAACTGTAAATATATACAAGCCTGCTGCAACAGCTAATAAACCTAGGCCTAGAGCTGCAATACTTTTATTAAATTCTGAAACTTTTTCTAGAGGTATAAGTTCGTCGATCAACGCTAATACTCCACCTAGTATTAAGATTGAGCCTGCTGCGAAGAATGCACCCTTTAGCATCTGAGGTCCAATTAGACTAATCAAGGCTAAGACGCCTCCTAAGACAGCTATCCCAATGCTTAGTTTAAGAAGAGCATCTGCCTGTTTCTTTGCGACCTTTGGATTTAACATAGTACTCATGATCTGAAGTACCTTAGTGATACCAATTAAAATAAGACCAGCATATAGAGCTCCTTCTATTGCCTGCATACCAATTAGACTAACAAGAGCTAGTGAACCAGCTAGTACTAGAATACTTAAGCCCACATCACCTAATAAAGAAATCTTCTTGAGCGTCTTTTTATCCAGTCCTTGTGCTGCAAACATTAAGCCATTTAATGTAAACATCAGACCCGGCACCCAGATGGGTGCTAACAGGGCACTCACTAATAAAAGTGGTGTCGCTATTATCATACTGATAGCAAAGCTAACGATAGCATCCCCTATCTGGCCAAGCTTAACTAGGCCGCCGACTAGAGCATCCATCTTCTTGGCAGCTTTTTTGCCATCGGGCAATTCATTCAATGCCTGTACTAATATCTGAAAACCTTTACCGAGAGGCTCCATTGAATTACCGACAATGGCTAGAGCCTTAGCATCTTTGATGGCCTCCTTACCGGATGCTGCACCGTTGTTAGCAATTACGCGCAACAGTTTGACCATCTCATCCATCTTAGTGAATAAGACACCACCAACAGTCACGGAAGCAGCGGTCAGTTCACTGGCCTCTGCTATCCGATTTAGTTGTTTTGATTGTTCGCCTATTCTATCAAAGGCGCTTTTTAAAAAGTTTAAATTCACTTAGAGACTAAGTCTTTTTTTATTGATGCTCTATCTATATATCTTTATAGCTTTGGCATCTTAAGACTAGGAGTCTTTAGATTAGGGACCTTGGGCATCTTTGGCGTTTTAAAACTGTTTGTTCTTTCATTAGCCTGTTCTTGTTGGTCCTTGTTCTGTTTGTTTCGTTCCTTAAGATGTTCCTGCAGATTCTTAACATAGTACCAATATTCATAGTAGTACATGTTTTCAATCTCTGAAGGCTGCATCCTAAGATGTATACCCAGGTAGAACTTAGTCTTAAAGTAGTTCTCCAGCGAGATCTGAAATAATGAAAAGACTTTTGATGCCACCTGGGAAGTCAAGAGGGGCTTTCGCAACCTCCCCGTCGATTTCTTTTTCAAGTGTTGTTTCTACACCGATCTTCATGCGTTCTGCTAATCGGTAGATCACCATAAATTTCTTTTCATCCCAACCTTTATAGTCAATCTCTAGTTCAAAGATTTTCTTCATGTTGATGTTTCTCCAGTCACTGGCAATATAAGGTAGGACTTGAATGAAAGCCTTATCAAAATCAATACCCTTCTCTTGACGATCTTTAAGGTATTTAGTGATTTCTTGCATAACACCAATTGTTGGTGGACGCATTCTCACTGTACCTGCAGATCTGGTTTTAATTACATAAGTACGTTCAGCTGCAGAATAATATTTCTCAATTTCTTCTGGAACCTGATTAGGTACTAGGTAACGTGTTGATAATTCGATTTCAACTTGCTTGTTAGATTCTTCCATTTTACCTTTAAGAATAATCTTATTCTCTGGTTCTGGAAAGGTCAAGTCCCTTACTTTAAGAAGTAAAACAATTCTATCTTCTTCAAGAAGATCTTTGAATGAGAGTCTTCTAGTGCCAGCCTCAAGCTTACAGCAAGATTCAACAATTGAGTTTAACTTCTCTTCCATATCAAGGTAGTTAGCCTCGTCCATTGTTGAAAAATGTCTAATCTCAGCTGCTTTGGCAGATCTAATCTGTAGTTTGAATTCAGCTGGATAGAATTTACCCATTGAAGGCAAATCTTCTAGATTAACAGTGTGCCAGCCTAAGATGTTATCTGAGCTCTCAGGCGTTTCAGGTACAAAGTTACTCATGTCAACTCTACCTAGACCTTTTGAGTCAATTACATTCTCAATTGCATCTGCTTCAGCGTCTACATTTTGATGCGCGTTTGTGTTGATTCCTTGGTCTTTAGCATCAAGCTGTCTAGCTAGATCCTCTTGGTTCATGTTCTTGTTTTCGTTATCCATATTTACTTGTCTTTTAAGTTTTTAAGATCTTTTTTTATTGTTTGTCTTTCTTCTTTAGTTCGCTTACTCAATTCATTTTGGATTAATATACGTATGAACGCACTAATAGAAACTGGTCTTTCCTCCTTTTCTAAAGCATCATTCAATATAATCCTATTGACCTGAGCAACTTCATCTTCTGTCAAAAGCACTTGCAATTTCTTTGTCAGTTTATGATTGTTCATAGTATATTATGTTGGTATTGTAATATGTTTCAAGTTCAAAAAAAGAGAGAGACTTTAAAAGGCCTCTCTCCTTAAGTGATTTAATACTTATTAGTTTAATTCTTCAGCGAATACGTCGCTTCTCCATGTAACTTCTAAAGTTTGTGGATCTGCTGATTCATAAGATAGTTCACCTGTGAAACCTAAACCTGATGTGATGAATGCATCATCAAGTGTTACTTTTCTGTAGATGTCACCCTCTCTGTTGAATTGTACAATTACGATCGTACAACATAATTCTTTTTCAAGCCCATTTCACCAGTTTCCGGGTTGTATGCGCTTCTGTACCATTGTCTCATAGTCTTGTACAGATATGCTTGATTTGAATCATTTAGGTTTAACGTAAAGTTAACTGTTACGTCAATTGCTGTTCCATCAGGCATACCAGCATAAGATCTAGTTGAGAACTTATACTTCTGCTCAACGGCTGCAACTTCTCTATGAAGAGCTTCCAAACCCGAGATTGAGTTTACATGTTGTAATAGTAGTTCTTGACCAGAAACTCCGGTTGGAGGTAGAATAGTTACCTCAAACAGGTTAGCCTGTACTGGTTCGAACTGCTTACCTTTCTTGCTGGTTTGGTCTTCTGAATAATGTGGTAAAGCCATTTTTATCTTTCTTTTATTTTATATATCTTTCGTTTCTTATGCAAAGTTTCCTGTTGCGATTTCACCAGTGTTCAAAATAGTAACACGTGATACAAGAATTTCAAGACCTTTAACCGGTTCAACGTATGTATCTAAGATACCCATGTTGTTATCGATTACTTCGTTAGTGTTATTTGTTGTGTCCATAATGTTTCTATAGTCATAAACACCACCGTCTTTCTTAACTGACTCCATGAAGTTGTCAGCTAGAGTTTGGATCTCTAATCTTGTTTGTGCGTTGTTAAACTCGAACAAGTAGTTTTGTAAGATTGCTGCTAGACCGTCTTCGATGTAGATCATTGCTTCTCTTACGTGAGCTGATGAAAGAGCTGACTGGATTGACTGTTGAGCAGTCTTGTTACCTTTAATTACAATACCAACTCCTCTTTCGAATACGATTGGGTTGTAACCAAATGGCTCAAGTACGTCTCTGTCATTCTTGTCGAACGCAAATTCAACACCTTGTACGCCAGTACCACCAACAACACCTCTTCTTGGACCTGCCACGATTGACCATGGTAGAGAGTCGAAGTATTTGTCGATGTAGTTGTTTGATACGTAAGCTGCTGGTGGAATCACCTTAGTTCTTCCATTCTCTAGTACATTCAGACCTGGACCGTAGTAGAACGCGTAGTTAGCGCCTTCATTCAGTGAAGGTAGTGTGTATAGAGCAGTTGGATTAAGGTTTAAGTTACCACCTGTTCCAACGTATCTTGTTTCAAATTCACCAGTGATCTCGTTCATGAACGATGGGTTTTCAGAGTTTTTAAGTTCTTTAACCATCGGTGCATTCAAGATCGCACTTGCGTTTTGTCTATCTTTACAAAGTTGAGCAATTTCTTCTTTGTTCAAGATACCGCCGGCTTCTAATGAACCGAATGTATCAACAACGTATCTGAAGTCGATTGCGTCTTTGTCGATAAGAGTATTAGAAAGACCGTTACCTGGCTTTAACATTGTTAAAAGCTCTGCAATTGTCTTATCAGTTTGAGTTGCACCTTCGATCGGGAACATCTTGTAAACTTCAGTTGCTTCTTCGTATGATCTAAGAGCATACTCTGGCTCAACTGACATGTTTCTGTGACAGATAAACTCAAATGTGTAAGTTGTATCTCCGTTACCGTCAACTACTGGTGTTAACTTCTTAATTTGCTTGATTCTAGCTAGATCGCCTTGGTTAGCATTTGTTGGTAAGTACATACCAACTTTGATGTGCATCATTTCGCTATCTGGATCTAGTGGATTGTAGTTTGGGTTGAACGCTGGTTCAGAACCACC